CCAGCATAGAATAATTTAAGTTAGTTGCTACAACACTCATATTTTTATATTATACTATAAATTCTTAATAAACCACACATTTTCAGCGCTATAATTTGCGACATACATCATATCATTTTTTAAACTATGTATCACCTCGGTTGGATACGTGTCTACAGCCATCGTATCGTCAAACGTATTATTTTGGGGGTCTAATATAGAAACGGAACCTTGAGCATTGACGTTATTTTGATGGTTTGTAACCAATATCTTGTCTACCATTGGCGCATATGCGATCCCATGTACTCCTTGTCCCACTCCACTATTGATAACCTTTTCAACCACGTTCTCCTGTGGATTAATTACACTTATTATGCTATGATAAGAATGCGTAACGTATATTCTGTCGTTTGATGGGCAATAAATAGTCTTATCTGACTCAGCAGGAATGGGAATCAACTCTACTTCTTCTGTAACTGGATCTAAACAAGTTAAATTATTATTTAATGGATTAGTTATATAAATTTTATCATTTGAGGGGCAAAATACTCCATAAACACATCCGCTAAGATAGCCGCTTGGCTTGAGGGTCGTCGATTCGTCGAAATTCTCTGGATTAATTACATTAATCGAAGCTTCTCCGCTATTTACAATATAAATTCTGTCATGTCTAGGAGAATAAATAGCACCCACGGGATTGACTCCGACATTAACCCTGTCAACTTCTGCCACGGTATCCGGACTGATACCCGTAGGTCTTAAGACGCTTACGTCATTAGAATCAAAATTGGTAACATATAAAGATTCGTTTGATGGGCAATAAACTATATCTGTTGCGCCCGTGCCCTCAAGATCTATATACCTTTCGACACTTCCTCCCGCATATAGGCCATTCTGAGTGGCTTCAATATTAAAAACGCCTACTTGTCTATGATCTTTAGCTGCGATGTAGATTTTATCATCTAACAAAGAATAAGCCATGTTGTATGGAGACCATACTGGCGTAGGATTATTGACAACTGTTGGAGCTTTGTTACTTTTTAGAAATTTAAAAGAATTATCATTAAATATATACCCAGTAGGTCCACCATCTATTCTCATATAATAATCTGTATTAAAATTTAAATTCTCAGGGAAAAAATATTCGCCTTGGCACGTGCTCTTTCTGGAGTCGACAACAACATTGCTAAAATTTGTATCACTTGCTATTTCAAAATATCCTCCATCATTAGCTAATCCTCGTCTAAATGATTGCTGCGTCGGTTGATTAGCGTCTAAAATTATATAGTCAGCAACATTTACGGCACCACTAGATTGATGAAGATCGCTTGTTTTTAAAATAGATTTATGTATGTAATCACTTGTCCTATATGGATTTAAATTAGGTCCCGTAGAGCCCGTTGGGCCAATTACTCCCTGCGCCCCAGTCGGTCCAACTACAGCAGAAGAATCGCCAATGGGTCCCGTGACCCCCACGGAACCAGTCGCCCCAGTGGGACCAGTGGAGCCGCCTTCTTGATTGTCTGGTCCGATGGGCCCAGCGGGCCCTATTGGGCCATCGACACCAGTAGGCCCGATGGGTCCCGTTTCTCCTCGCTGATTATATAAACCTATTACCCAATCTTTAAAAGATACGTTCTGAAAATTAGTCGCTGGCACTGTTGAAAGACATTCTAATGTTATACTTCCGTTCGTAGAATTATAAGACTCTACTTCTCCTACGTATCTATGAGCATAACCAGACAGGGCTCCTCCAGCATCTCTAGCATCGTTAGAGATAATAAATCTTTGTCCTTCTGTATAAGAAAAATACGGGTTTACTTCATAGGTTCTTTGTTGTCCCACACTCGGAATTAATTCGTAATTACTCGTAACAAAATAGTCTTGATACACATCTCCTCCAAAACCTGTGGGCCCTGTAGGCCCAGTCGTTCCTACCGCCAAGCTCGAACTACCTTGTGGCCCCGCTAAGCCTGTTGGGCCTATGGAGCCAACCAAGCCGGTAGGTCCCAGATCTCCCGTATTTCCCGCTGGACCTTGAGGCGTGATTCCAGTAAATCCCGTAGATCCTATGGGTCCAGTAGGACCTGTAGGTCCTTCTGGAAAGGGGCCCGTGGGACCCGTGATTCCTTGCGATCCCATATTATAATTTATTGGACCAGTATATCCAGTAGAACCAGTGTTGCCGATGGGGCCAGTGTTGCCGATGGGGCCTATTGCTCCCGTGTTCCCTACGGGGCCAGAGGGCTTTTCCCCTTGAGGACCGACGGCACCAGTAGGACCCACTATTCCAACCCCCGGCGGGCCCCCTGATCCTGCTGACCCTTGAGAACCTATAATGCCCTGAGGTCCAGTCGAACCAGTATCTCCCGTGTCTCCTTTCGGGGGGCCCAAGGGGCCAGTGAGTCCAGTCAGTCCTTTAGGACCCGTTACTCCAATTACTCCCGTGGTTCCTATCGGACCCGTGGGTTCAACGCCGGTTACCCCCACTGGTCCTTGTTTACCTATCGCGCCTTCTAGATTCGTAGATAAATCTGTTCGTGACACACCATGCATGCTACCGACTGTAGCAAGGACTCTGACCTTTAAGTGGCCCGTTACATTATCATATTCTTTAACTTCGGCCTTGTAATAAAGCGGTTGATCTTGAGGGGACCAATAGACGGTCTTAAAGGAAACCATGATAATTGATCCAGCCGTATAAGCTAAACCTCCATCTACCTCTAGCTCTACTAAATCTCCAGCAGAAGGCATAGACCAAGAAGAACCAGACGCCGCGCCTGTACGAGACGCATACTTATCCGCTAATCGTCCTATGAGCCCCACTGGTCCAGTAAAACCTTGGGCTCCCGTAGGACCCGTCCATCCTAGTACGTTATCAGAATCTCCAATATCCCCTATAGGACCAGTAGGCCCAATTTTAAAATTAGGTTGGATATATTGAGATTGTACAATTGATTTAAAAGTAAAATCGCCTGTATTAACGTTTAGATTAATTCCGGTCTGTATATTATAACTCATCCTGCGGACTTATTTCTGGTGCAGACCAAGTTTGGCCAACATCGATATACTGGTTATTTACAAATTTATACTTTTTTGTTGCAAACCATGTAATAACGTCATCGCTAGGATTAGGAGCTTCTATACTACCTTCAAAAAAGTCTGTACTGATTACAGATATGAAATTATTTTGATCTAATTTTAAATACATTTTATTCTATAATTGAAACATTATTTGACACTTGATTTACAAGATAAACTCTGTCGGTACTTGGTGAAAATGCCATGCCCCTAGGATTAGTACCTACAGCCAAAGAGGTTACTACTGGGGTAGTAGTCGCGCTCGGATTAGTATGCCAACCAGATCTGGGGTCTATCAAGCTAACGCTATTTCCACCAAAATTACTGACGTAAATTCTGTCTAAGTTTGGGTTATACGCTAGATTAACAGGATTTGCTCCCAGCCCACCGGTAAAATAATTAAGACTGTCGGAATGAGGATTAAGCACATAGACGCTTGTCGGTGAAAAATGAGTAATGTATAATCTGTCATTAGACGAACAATATAAAATATCAGTAGGCCAATTAGTAAGTTGTAAAGTCTTAATTACTTTATTAGAAATTGGATCGATTATAGACAAGCTACCCGACTGATAATTGACTACATAGATTTTGTTATTTGATGGGCAATATTCTAAATTTCTCGGACCTATTCCAACGGGGATAGTTGCAATCACTGTTGAATCAGCTGGGTTTATTACGCTTACGGAATCAGACCCCTTGTTAGCGACATATAATCTATCATTAATTGGGCAATAGATTATCCCAAACGGCGCATTTTGTACTGTTATTGAAGCTGTTACAGACCCCGAAGATGGAGTAATAGCAAACACGCTACTCCCCGAAGAGCTAGTCACGAAAACTTTATCTATAGAAGGGCAATAAGTCATTCCCTGAGGATTCGTTGGAACGTTGACTGATATAGAAGCGGATAAAGATTCTGTTTGTGGGTCGATAATCTCTATTTTCGGAGAACCTCCCCACGTAGAAACATATATCTCGTCTGTGGATGGCACATATACAGCATCAACAGGATTAGAATTGACGGATATTCTCACGGGATTTGCGCCAGACATTTTTTCCGATGGAGCCCTAGAAATCAAATTAAAGCTAAAAGTGTTATCTGGTACTGCTCGTCCATTAATTCTTAAGAAGTAAGTTGTGCCAAAATTTAAATTTGTTCCGATGCTATCCTTGTTAGTCGTTAATCTCTGCCTCGAATCATAAGAAATGTTTGAAAAATTAACATCCGAAGCTATTTCAAAATATTTTCCTGCATTGCCAATATTTCTTCTTATAGCTTGCAAGGTTGGTTGTGTTGATGTCAGTTCTAAATAATGAGAAGCTATCTCTGTTCCATCTAGTCTCTGCGTTGCGGAAAAAGGAGAAGTAACATCTGCTGCATACGCAGAGTTGCGAAATAATCTTTCGATAGCAGATGCGCCCGTTGGACCTATATTACCAGTAGGCCCGATGGAACCAATAGCGCCAGTAACGCCAGTGGGACCATCTGGTCCAATTGCGCCTATCGAGCCCTCGCTTCCTTCCGGCCCTATTGGGCCAGTAACGCCAGTAGAACCAGTAACCCCAATAATACCTGTTGCTCCAATTGGTCCTGTAGCACCCTGTTTACCCACGGCTCCATCTAAAAATATGCTCCAATCATTAGTGTAAGCGCCCGAAGAAGTACTAGATATACAAGTGGTGTCTATATCGATGTAATGTGGAGTAGTTGTAAATTGTTCAGTGACTACTGTTATATCTGCAATAAAATTATTACCAACAGAATTATAAACTTTTAGTCTTTGTCCTCTAATAAATGTAAATTTCTCGGCATCTTGAATCGGCGTAGTTGCGCGAGTTGATATTCTCAGTGTTCGTGTTTGAGCAACGGCCGGAGTAATTATATTTGAATCAGACCAAGCTGAATATAGTTCTCCATCATTTCCCGTCGGTCCAATCGGGCCTATAGATCCTCCCGGTCCTGCATTTCCTATTGCTCCTGTTGGACCTATGCTTCCTTGCGCTCCCGCGTTTCCTCCCGGTCCATCGTTACCTGTTGGTCCGATAGAACCAGTAGGCCCAGTAAACCCTGTTGCTCCCGTTGACCCTATGAGCCCCTGAAGACCTATGGGACCTACGGCGCCTGTTGAACCCGGAGGGCCCGCAATTCCTTGAGGACCTACTGGACCATTATTTCCAGTTGGTCCCACCGGGCCTTGAGACCCCACTACTCCCGTTGGCCCTGCGTTTCCCTGTGGACCAGTAGGACCATTTGCGTCTCCCGTTTCGCCAGTTGGCCCTATGGGCCCAACGTTTCCCGCAGAACCTGTTGGTCCTATTGCCCCTACGTTTCCTGTTGCTCCTATTGGACCAGTAAGACCTGTCGAACCTATTGGCCCATCATCACCTTTTACTCCGCCGCCGGGCCCAGTTGCTCCTTGCGTACCAGTTTCTCCCGTGCTCCCAATAGCTCCCTGTAATCCTTGAGGCCCGGTTGGCCCAATTGGTCCGACCCCCCCATCTGGACCAGTGTTTCCAGTTTGTGCAACGGCCGCTCTTAAATTCATTATCCAGTTAGTAAATATTGTTGAGCTAGCTGAGGAGCCCTCTTGACCATTTACTGTTCTTGAAATTACTTTTATATTTATAACGCCCGTGTTTGCATTGTAATCTTGGACTTCTGCTACAAATAAATTATTTTCATCATAGGTTAGGCTTCCTCCTGATGTAGTAGCAGATAAACTTATAGCTTGTTGACCGGGCGTGTAGCCTAAATTAACATCTAATTGTAAAGTTAATAAAGTGGAAATAGCAGGCACTTGCATGCCTCCAGCGACAAGAAATTCAGATACGTAAGAATCTCCCGGGGGGCCCGATGGCCCCGTAGGACCATAAGGTCCAAATAATCCTGTCGGCCCAGTAGGACCTCGCGCCCCTTGGGAGCCTTTAGGCCCAGTGGGTCCCGTGGGGCCCACTAACCCCGGCCCCTGAATAGTCGGAAAAAAAACTTCCGTTATCTTAGGGTCTGCATTAGGATCGCCAAGAGTTACTTCTACTACTACATTTTGATTTATTCCAGTCATCCATCTAATTAATTATCACCGCTTAATGGAGTATATTGTATAAACTTGCTCGGTGGATTCGTGACTTCTGGATATATATTTACCCTTCCGTCTAAGAGTTTTATAACGAAATCTTCTGTACCCGTGGGTCCATACATTTCTATATCATATACGGCTTGTGTTACAGGTAAAACCGCTGTTCCCGTAGCAGGAACAACGATATCTATATATCCACTAGCTTCGAAAGCCGGAGTTGGAACAGGGTTTAAGTCCAAGAGGACGCCCGTATCACTATATCTTTGTTTTACGTATCCTCTGGTCTCAAAATGTGTTAAATCGATGGGGCTACCATCTGCGTTTTTGGCCGTCACCCTAGCGGTGAACGTAGATCCTTTAATAATATTTAAATCGTAATTTACAGGCATTATACTATAAATTACACCGTGAACTACCTACCTTCTTCTAGAATTTGTCTCGCTTCGTCAGAAAGCGTAATACTGGTGTCTTGAGTCAGGGGTCTTCGGTAGGAAGCGGTGTGTCTTCTAAATTCTCTTAAAAGTCTTTTCTCAAGAGTATCTCTATTATCCACGGGAATTAGACCAATTTTCGTTGCATGAGTATGTATATCGATCTTTGTCATGAGGTTAAGCTCATCGATATATACTTCTTCGTTAGTCGTGCTATATTTCCAAAGTCCATCATCTCCCCAGATCTGATCTAAAGTTGTGGGTTGGAATTTCTCATCCTTACCATGAGCTTGAGACAGTTTGTCTATTCTTTTAACGGTTTTTGGCTTTTCTGTCGTTTTAGTTGTTTTTTTGGTATTCTTTTTCATATTTATCCTAATCTCTGTTACACTTTTTTAGACGCAATGGGAACAAAAAAATTCCCCGCCCGAAGGCGAGGAAAATATTGTGTTTACCCAGTCTTAGGCCCAACGATAGACCATACCAGCGACAGCGCGACCATCGATGCAAACGCGACCCTCTTCCATGAAACCATAGAAGCCAGCGCGATCAGCACGATTTAGGTTGAACTGGTCATCCGGAAGAGCGGTAAATGTTGCTCCACCTTCAGATTGACGAGCGAGCGCACGAATAAACGCACCCTTGCTATTGTCAACTCCAACCATGATCTCGTCATCGGCATTAACGAAGGTTTGTACGTCGTATCCACCACCGTTTGTAGTTCCGGAAAGCCCTGAGGCAAATTCCGAATACAATTTGTTGTACTTCTTGGCTAAGCCAAGCTCTAACAACTCAACGATGTTTACTCCGTAGATTTCTTGCATACCAGCATTGCGGTAGATGTCCTCTCGCATTGCGTCGGGCAACGGGATATCCGTATTTGAGCCCTTGGTATTCATTGGATTGAACGCGAACGAACGAATCTTCTCTTTCAACTCTGGGCTAACGTACAGATCGGTAACACCGTTGCTGTAAACGTCAGCGGGAGTTCCCTGCGCGAAAGACTCATTGAGCCTCTTCATGCGAGTAAGCAGCCTGCTGAAATCAGCAAGCAGCAAATCGGAAACTTCCGCACCAGCAGTTTCCTGCGTGGATGCACCACCGCAGTGGAGAACATGCTTCGTTTGGTTGTGAATCGATGTCTTCGTGTTGGCCTCGGCCAAAGCCCGAAGGATAACAGCCCAAGCATTCCGCTCTTGCTTTAAGAGCACTTCTTGAGACATTCTCTCGAGAGCCTTGCTAACAACGTCTAAGCGAGACTTGCGAGCATAACGCTTTAAAAAGCTAACCGCACTATCAATACGATAAGTAGCGATTTTCATTTCTGCAACGCCTTCGACTTGTGAACTAGGAAGACCACCGGCCATGTTTTGAGACCAGACACTAACGTATCCAGCACCCTCATTGTAATACAAATCGAGCGGGTAAGATGGGGAATCATCCTCATCAAACTCAGAGTCAGTATAAATAGCACTGGCAGTGCCAGCAACATTTAGTACTTCCTGAATTACCGGTCCGAGAAAAGCTGCAAAAGCCTCTTGCGCTTCGCGCGATTCAGTTGCATTTCTAGAACCAAGTGCTTTAACAAGCTCGACTTGTTCAGGTGTATTTTTTAATTTTAATTTCATAATATTAATTCTCCTTATTCATACGCTGCCGGATTGAAGTCGATTAATACATTTCCGTCTAGATCGGCCTTGCCTAAGCAACGACCAACTGTAACGCCTTGACCAGCAACCACGGGTGTAACACCCATGCTCCCATTTGTTGAGAGTACTACGTTTGCTCCGGCCGCCGCTGTTCCGACGAATCCATCATACAGAATCAGCCCCTGTCTTAAAATGGGGACTACCTGTCCGCTAACTGAGGCTTGCATTTCTGCAGCCTTTCTTGGGTTATAAATCAATAACTCGCCATTTTCATCAGTATCTCTTACGTCATGTAAAAGCATGCCTAACACCCTATCGGTAGCTAGACCTGTATGAACATGAACCTTAGCTTGCACAGCGAAACGAGGACTTACAGTATTATTGTAAGTCGCTGCTTGCGCGTGAATTGTCTCTTGAGTAAGCTCATCTGTAGCTTCCCAGCCTGCTGTGGGAACAAGGGCAACTAAAGTGCCTTTATTCACCGGCAGAGACTCGGTAGCTCGAGCTTCAAGAGAGAACAAGTTAAGAACATCATATTCATTATACTGTCTGAAAGGACGAAGATCTCTATCAGTATATGCCATAATTTTATTCCTTTATTTTATTTGTTTAACGACTAATTGTGAACTGATCTAAACTAAAAGCCCTTCGGTACTTGTCATGTACTGATGGCTCTGCAGCGTCTGTTGAATTCGGAATCTCCGAACCCTCTTCTGCTTCAGCTTGATCAACAGCCTCGTCTACTACTTTAGAAACGTTATCCGTTTCTTCGTCAGTGGTTGACTCAGCATTTAAAACTTCTTCCTTTTTGTTGCTTTCAACAGTTTTTGTCTCAGCATTCGCTTTAACTTCAGCTGCTTTAGCTTCAATATCTTCAATAACTTTTCTATTTTTGGCCGACATAAGAACAGCCAATTTTTTAGAAAACGCTTCGAAGTCCTCATCATTCATCTCCTTAATGTCAGAAGCAAGCACTTCACGATCTGCATCGTTAAGCACGTATTCCTCATCCATATAGGACATTCTTTGATTGAATTTTTCCTCGGCTTCCTTAGCTGCTCTCTCGGCTTCAAGCTTCTCCAAAGTGGCTTTGATCTTCTCGGTTTCCTCAGTAAGAACATTATGCTCTTTCGTGAGATTCTCGAATTTCTCTTTGCCTTCTTCGATGGCCTTCTTGTGACCGTCGCGCTGTTCGGCGTAACGTTCTGAAGCCTTTTGCAACTCCTCCTCTACGAAGGTAGTAATAGCCGAGGCGTTTAGAGTCTGAATAGACTCATCTGTAATATCTGTTAATTTCTCAATTTTCATAATATCATTGCTCTCGGTTTTTGTTTCGTTTTTATTATTATATTGGGATCCTTTACTTTTGTCCCACCGTTTTTTATTAGTTTTGGTTTTGGTTTTGTTTTTTTTGGTCGAATCATCTAATTCGTTCTCATCTATTTGTTTCTCGTCGTTTTCTTTAGGTTTTTTCGTAACTGCCACTCCCTCAACTTCCGCTGCGGGACTGTTGGTTAGTCCTATTCCCAAAGGAACGATGTCATTAATTACTTGTCGATAGACAAATCGGTCATCGTCAAGTTTGCCGTCTCCCCCAAAGCACTTTAAGTTATCTTTGAGAGATTCAACTTTTTCCGGATCATCAATGATGTCCGCACCTTCTAGGTTTTTGTTGTCACCGACTACAACCACAAGGTTATAGTCAGTAAATCCTAATTCCCAACTAGCTGATACGCTAAGGTACCTGTCACTAGTTGGGTCTGCTGATTCTTCGATGATGTCGGTCAAGTCAGTATTGACGACCTTCCAAAGGACGCCCCCCAACGTTATATTGAACGGTCCATCTAGTTCCTTGACCTGCTCGTCAGATAAAGATTTATCTGTTCCGAACTCGCTGAATCCAGCGGTTAAAATTGTTCCCAAGACCCTTTGTCTATTATGTTCTATATTAATAGGCTTATTTATAAAGGATTTATATAGCCTCATAGCGGTCTTCGTATCTATTACATCTCCATTTCTATTGATACGATTTGCTACGCAAGCATTAAAGGCTATGGGTAAAAGATCTATGTTCTTCTCTGTGTCAATGTCAGGAAGGAAGTTACCTACGTCCAGTAAACTAGCCATCGCTAGATATTTATCTTTCTCTTCTGAAATTAACGGCTTGATTGTCGAGCTAAAAATAGTTGTGTATTTATGCATGTCTAATATACTATCCAATTTCGCCTGACAAAATCTGGCGCAGTTTCCATATAAAAATCATCTGGACTCTTTGCTCTCGAAACGTCCAAGCCGCTTTTTTCTACATCTTCTTTGGCTTGGTTAAAATCTGATTGATTTGGCAACCAACATGCAGAGACATTTAAAGAACGCCTAGGCGGGGTCATAGAATACTCAAACACATGCTCATTTGCATTGAAAATTCCAGACTTTAGTTTCAGAAAAGAAATAACCCTCGCTAAACCAAGTTCGACGAGGGATAAACCGTTTTTGTTTTCTGCGCGTACGCCCTGCATAAACATTCTCTTTAATTCATCGACAGAGACTTTCTTGCGGGGGTGAGCCTCATTATGAACTTCCATTTTTTGCTCAAATATTTTTACTACTTCGATAGAGAAAGCAATCAACTCTTCTTGAACGAGAGCCTTCTTTTTTTGATGACATGAACAGTCACAACCCTCTTTGCAAGAATCGCCGCACTCGCATTTTTTAGCGGCTCTAATTTGTGATGTAAAGTCAATTTCCATTTAATAGAATCTAATTAAATATTACACTAATATTATCTGCTTTCTTTCAAAAATACTAATAAAAGACACGAAAAGCCCTTCCGATTCAAAATGAACCGAAGAGCCCCTACGTCCTATTTATTTTAACCCCGCTCTAAAGACCACCCAGTCTTGCGAGTTCTTTTAATTTTTCCTGTGGTCGATCAAGTCCACCGACAGAAGTAAATACCGTTAAAGTGGGCTTATCCCCCACATAAATACCACCATGCACAACACTATCATCGCTAAGCATCCTATTCAACTGGCCAAATGCCTGATCAATGTTTGACTGAGGAATGTTGTCAAGCTGTTCTTTCCCGCCTATAACGACGGCCGCCGCGCATTTGCCCGTGCTAAGATCTACCCCACCTGAAAGCAGGTTATTTTGTAAATTTTCTCTTACGGCGCGAGAAATACTAACTGGATCTTTCCAATCCTCTACAGGCGAAGCACCGAAACTCATCAATCCAGAGTCTAAAATACTTTTATAATCATTTGAATCGAAGGACGTATAGCTGCTGTCTCTTGCGGTAGTCAAATTAAATAGATGAAATAATCCAGCCATACTCATGTTTGCAGTTTGCCAGAAATTCGAGACGACAAGGTTGGGGTAAAGTTTGCTAATTTTTTGATTATCCAGAAGAATAAGAGGAGAAACTATCCCCTCTTCTACTAGGTCATAAACTTCATTTAATGTGGCATGAGCATTTGCCGCTGTACGCTTACCCTCTGTAATTTTGGGTAAAGCTAGGATCACCCCCACCTTTTGAGATTGGGAGCCTAATGTCGCTTGTAATTCTTGGGCGGAACGAGCCAAATCAGAAACTATTCCTGCTCCTGTGCCGCCTCCTGCTCCAGCGCATATAAAAATTCTATCAAGCTCTTCTCCGAAAGAATACCTCATAAAATCTAGTACATCTTCCTTTCTATTTGAAAAAGCTTTTTTTGCTACTGCTCTATCTTTTCCTGCGCCACCATCTCCTATTAAAAGTTTATTCTCTAAATCAATCGTATTTAAATCTTGCTCCGCAGTGTTCAAAGCGGCGACCCTTCTATAACCCAATTTGTGGAATGTCTCTGCTATGCGAGAGCCCCCTTGACCAGCACCAATAAAAGCAAAATTAAACGAAACATCTACTTCGTCTTTTATTTCTTTCTTCTCTACTGCTTCGGGCGGGAGAGGCACAAGCATGTCAGGTAATGAAATATCAACGGGTGACATTTCCCCGTACATGGCTTTTACTTTATCTTCTGAATTTTGATTTTCTTCCATGTTATTTTTTCTCTGCTTTACTAGCCTTTAAAATGCTAGCCAAGTAATTGTCTACTTGGTGTTCTGCTGCTATCTCCATGACTTCATTAAATACATTCTTATTTACACTCGTATTCGGTTTCTTGCAATAAAGTTCGGCTTTTTCGATCCAATTCTCCGGTTTCTCATTAGAAATAATTAACTCCGTTAACGACTCTGCTACTTCTTTTTGCGACTTATTTAATCTTTTTATCTTATGTCTTGCCCGAAGAGTTTTCTCTATTTCTTTATATAATTTTGAGGCTAAAATTAAATTATCCTTTATCTTATCTAAACTGAAAAATCTTGCAGCCGTCTTTGATTGAGGCCCCTGACCTCTAGGAGATACGGTCTTTGTGGATTGGGGTACTCCTGTTCCCGGGGGTCTACCGACTGGTTCTTTCGTTCCGGGTGGCGGAGGAGCGCCTCCACCGGGTTGACTTACTTGTTTGTCTGCTATTTTTTCTTGTGTTTTTGCCGTCTTATCTGCTAGCTTTAATTGATTTTCTCCTGTTTTATCTGCTACCTCTATCTGCCCCTCTACTTGACGATCAGCCATTTCTAATTGGGTGTGTGGTCCTCCTGTTACTGGTTCATAAAGACCCTCGTCCTTAGCTTCTTTGTATCTTTTTTGAGATTCTTCAGATTCTTCTGGCGAAGGTAGTCTTCCAGTTTCATGCGCCTGAACAACTTCTTCAGGAGTAAGTAGCCCAAATTGAGCCAATTGATTCCAAAGTCTTCCGGCTTGGAATGCGTCTTTTAATAAAATCTTATTAAAGTTTGGAGTTGGATAACTTCTGAAACCAAGGGCCTTAGCAATTCTTTTAATTTCTGGCATCAGAAATTCTTCTATAAACGACTGTCTTCCGTGATTTAATCTAGCGATAAATACATCTGTTTTGCTAGCTTGATTTGAAAAGGTTTCTCCAGAGAATAGTATATTATTTAATCCAACATTGATATCTTTCTCAACCACTTCGTATTTTCTGGGATCAAGCAGATCTGCAATTTTTGGCACCACGAACTCAGCTTTAGTAGTATAATCAGAAATTAGAACCCTGCCCACAGATTCATTTTCAAAAAGTCTCTGCATAGCTACCAAATTCTTTTGATTAATTCCACCTTTATCTGGTTCGGCCCCCATGGTTACTAGAAGAATTGCTTGTTGCATTGTTCTTAGGATGGCAGCGTCCATCTTCTTCATTTCGGCTTTTAAATTAATGTCATCTAATACTGGAAATCCCATGGGGACAGCGAAGGGTTCATAATCCTGTTTCTTATAGAAAATGACTATCATTCTATCCGGGTCTAAAGGAAGTAATAAAGAACTAACTCTACCATCTTTTATCTTTTTCCTTGTATCTGCGTCTAGATTTCTTAAAATTTCTTCATCTTCCTCAGTATAAGGTTTTCTTAATCTTTCTAATTCGTAATCTGTGATAGCTTTAGAATATTTCCCCTTAGCAAAAGAAGCTGAGCCCTCCATTTGTATGTCGGCAGGATTAAGAATAAGGTATCTAGCTGGAACAACCAGCTTTTTAACATTGGGTGGGCCTACTAATTTTTTAGAAGATTTTGGAGGATTTGTTAAAACTAGATCTGTATAATTTTCGTCACCACCGCCAAATATTTGAGTAATTCTCCTTACGTCTTCTTTTCTTAATTTTGCTTCAAACCTATAAACAAATACATTTCCGCTCCTATAGTATTCCCTAAACCATCTGTCTTGAAATTGTCTTAATGCTATTTTTTTAAAAAAAGCATCGAAGAACAGTCTTGTTTTTTTAGTGCCCCCAGTAAAATGTATTTCTCCGGTAGAGAATTCTGTCATTAGGTCTATAATATTTCTAAATGTTGAAAAATTATAATATGCCTTTTGACACAAAACCACAGCGTCCCTTACGGTGACGCTACTAGAACTAGACATAGAAGACGAGTTTTTGAAAGGGATTAGGCCATTACTAATATTCGCAAATCTATTTACGCTTTCTATTTGAGAAGTAATGTTACTTCTTACGCGGGTAGACTCCGTAGTTCCGCCCATAGCTCCTTGCGCGGTGAGAGGAGTTATTTCCTTCGCTCTCGGCCTTCTCTTTCGTTTTGAGTTTTCGTCTGCCATTTTATTATTATATTTTTAAAAATTTATTTTTTCCATTATTATGGATGAGTTTCTGTTGTTATGCTGCTATCTATATATCCTATTAGAGAAGAATACGCCTTAACGGTTATAGAGCTTCCTTGTATATTAATTGGGCTTGAATATAAATATGAGCTAGATGAGGGAGCGGTACCATCCAATGTATAATAAATATTTGCGCTTCGTGTTTCTGGCGAGGGCACCGTTGCGTTCATTGTTATAATAAGCGTATTTGAGCCCGTAGCTGCAATACTTACAGTGGGGGCTGAAAGTTGTTGTCTCTGGTATTGTACTATCTCTGAATCTAAGTAGACGTCTGAAAAGGCATAAACCTTCAAAGTCGTGCTATTATTGAATTCTGACGTAGTTAATGTATGTATAAAATCTCCGCTATTGGGCACTAAAGTTACAAAGTTATAAGTGCTTCCGCCGCTCGGATCCGTCCCATCCGTAGTATACCTAACGGTGAGATCTCCTACAGAATCTTGATCCCAGTTAGGAATAGTAATATCCGGTCCATAGCTAGCATTTGTCTCAGCTGATACTATCGGACCGAGCTTGACTAGTGGATATTCTCCAGTAACAGTATCAGAATCTACATATCCATAACCAGTAACTTGAGTAACTATTCTAACTTTGTTTTGTAGCCCAGCTATATCAGGTGGAAAAGCCGCGTCTGGAGTAGTTTTCGTACTTATTTCTGCACTGCGATAAGCTAAATTTTCATTCGTGTCTAATTGGCTATCATATAAATTTCCTAGATCAAATGTTACGAAGCCAACGGTCCCGCAACAATTGTCGCTTCCATATGCGCTTGGCACAATGCCATCGTAATAAGCTTCTGCGCCACTGTCGCAAATAGAACCAAACACCAATAATGATCCATCAGATTTTAAAATGGTCCCATGATCTTTTCCAGCAAAGATTCCAATTCCAGTATTTATGCCCCCCGGAATAGTATCTGAGAAGGATACGGAAGCTGATCCATCCCAAACAGTGCCCCAGCCGGTTACTGAACCATCAACTTGTAATGCTAGCGCATGATCATTGCACGCCGCAATAGAAACTACGTCTTTTAGATCAGACGGTACGTTCGCCGCTTTCTCTACATTGCTTAGCGACCCCCAGCCCACAACATCTCCATTTCTTTTCAATGCAAGGCCAAAGTCTCTTCCCGCAGCAATCTCCATAACATCATCTAACCCAGATGGTATTCCTGTCACGCCAATCGGAGCACCCCAGCCGGTTATTCTACCATCTCCCAGAAGAGCCAAACTATGGTTGTTCCCCGCTTTCGTAGATATAGCTCCACGGTCTCCACTTTGGTAAGATGTTAACGGGGTGGGCACATCTATTTGTCCAGAGTGATTTCTGCCCCATGCCCTCACAATTCCTCCAGCCAACAAGCCGAGACTGTGGTTTTCTCCTGCAGAAACAGATATTACATTGTTTAAATCGTTGGTAATATTACATTGACCATAGTCATTGTTTCCAAACGCTATAACCGTTCCATTGGTCTTAAGAACTAAACTATGCTTGTCGCCAGCAGAAACATCTTGAGCATTTGTTACTCCCGAAGACATTAACTGAGAATTGGAATTATCTCCCCAGCTTACTAATTCCCTATTACTTTTAATAGTTAAAGAGTGATCTTTTCTATTTGAGTATTTAGAGACCCTACTATCTCCGGAATAATATTCTAATTCATTTACTTGAGTATTAAGCAGTACAGAATCTCCTTGGCCTATGATTCTATAGTTATTATAAAAATTATTGTTGGTAAAAGTAGCAGAGCTTAATGCTACTGGTAATCTAGCGATTGCAGATGCATATTCTGTGGGAAAAGATTCGCCTGCGCCCCCCGCTAGATCTAAATCAGCCCAGCCAGTCAGCCAACCGTTCGTCCACCCTGCTTGGAGAATGAGCGCCCCCGCAACCAAGCAATCACCATCGCTGTCATATTCCCTAAATCCACCTGATGATATATTGCCAGTAATTACACCCGGGATAGGGCCAACCAGATAGTGACCAGAATCAAGTTCGCCGGAGGCCCCCTGTAAACCATAATCCATACCGCGATAGGGGAACGAGCAGCCTTGAGCGGGGCACAAAGAGAGCACGCTCCCCTTTACACAGTTGATGTACTCTCCGATTACCCCGTTCATTTGGGTACCTCTGCTGGACACGCCCGGTACGGGCCTCGCATTCAAATGCCCAGACTCGGTGCCATTACTATTAAACATATAAAACTTATCAGCCTTAAAGTCGTGGTAAGTAGACTCAAATCGATACCCAACCGGCCCTATCTTATGGTTATAATAGGAAGCTGCATACGAACGGTTTATGCCATTTTGAGCTTGATTGGCTTCGTCCACGCTTCCTCCTCCAGAAATATCTACTATGGGTGCATTAGTGTAATTTTTACCTCCGCTACTAAGCAACAATCCAGTCAAATTACTGGGGGCTTTTGTGCCTACTGCGATAGCTCCAGCACCTTCGTCGCCCGCAGCAGCAGTCAAAGTAATATCCGGGAAAGCCCTATAACCTGCTCCGCCACCATCCAAGTTGATGCCCGACACTGAATGAGACAAAAGAGCTTTGCCTGTAGCAGGGGCAGCAGTTGTGCCTCCACTAAAAACAACTAAAGGATCATTAGTGTACCCAGTTCCAAAATTCGTCATTTCAATTCTATCTAAATCTCCACTAGTCAAGAAAGCTTCTACTTTGGAATGTTCCGGCATTAGCGCCTCAATATTTACCCACTCTCCTAATTTAGTTTCAAAATTTATACGATTAGCAGAAGTGGCGCTATACATATCATTAGTATGCATTTTCGTTAACTCCAAATCAGGGACGAAGAACTCTATTTGCTCGTGCGGGCGCGTAGTTTGAGTTTCGTCGGAATGAATACCCTTGCTGTACACGTCTTTCGGATAGCCGCAAGCAGTGCAGCTTTGGTGGCCGTAGGTTTGGGTGTTCCAATCCCCCCCGACGTAAGACCACGCAAGCTTTCTAACGCCACAGTACCACATGCCGCGGTAAAGGGTATCAAAGGTACAACCATTCCCGCTATCGAACTGCCCGGTGTTGTGTTCCCAGTAAGCCTCCTTTACAATAGGCAAGGATCTAAAATCAAAATCAGGAGCATCAATCTCTGGATAATCAGAATTGTAATTGTAAAAATCGTTATTAAGTCCAGTTTTCGCAGTAGTAATTACCATATGGCAACTGGAAGTGTTGCAGGGGTTCGTTCCTCCGTATCCTTTTCCCCAGTCCAACATGGTAATCGATTCGATCCCTGAAGTAGGATTAGTAGATCCTCCGGCATCCGGGACGTTAATATATCCATAACCAGTTTTTTCAGGAAAGCAATAGGCGCTACTTCCGGGATCACAGGTAGTTTCTGGGAAATAGCATATCAATTTATCCACATAACCGTGCCCGCGATACTGGCTGAAGTTATCTTTCCAGCCTTCGGGGTTGGATGCGTAGCCGTTCTGTGGAAGGGGCCCAAAGGCGAATGCCGATGCCGAGGTATCTGCCCATCTTGGAAGTGGCGGTGCAGCGCCAAGCCTCCAGTCAACGCCTAAAGCCCAAAGCGCTTCTTGCGCGTTAGAGGCTGAAGTGTTAGACCCGTTTGTCATACCTAGGACTCTACCAATTCTCATGTGGTCGAAGAATGGATGACCACCACCCTCAGGGCTGACGTATGTGGCCTCACCTTGCTCTGGAAACGGGATTTGCATACGGTCATTATCACTAGAACTTAAATATTTATTTGCGAGATAATAACCACTACTGCCTATATAATTTGGATATGATCCCCCATCCGAATAATAAACACCGGTTAACGAGCTTGCGCATATACCAGCGGGATTACTAGACGATGCAATGGGCGCGCCTGCTGAGCTAACGCCACTTCCCCAGAGGCATTTCCAACCATTCCCAGAGTAAGGATTCCGCCCAGCGGGATCTTCTAAAGCGTGTAACGCAGCATCTTCCCAATCGTGATTATTTGCATTAATCCCATCTCCACTTCTGAAAGTTGCTCCAGTAGGTTCAATCATGAACATCATCCCCGGGAAAGATCTATCGAATTCTTCCGTAATGGTTGGCGCGCTAGTGTAGCCATTTCCAAGCCCAGTTATGTGCAATTTGTAAGGAATTAGGGTCGCGTCATCATCTGGTAATAATCCGCCCTTGGAAACAGTTGTGCTCCATAACAATTCTTCATAACTTATATCGTTTATATCATGGGCATTAACATTAGCTGAGGAATTGAGAACGTCGGGGTGAGAATAAAGACATAATAACTTGTCCAAAAGCGAATCATCATCAGTAAATCCTAAAATTTCATTATGATTTCTTAATTCTACATAGCCTCCCATTCCTTGTCCTCCACCACCAGTAATATCTATGCGTTGTTGCGTTGCTGAATCCTTGTGAAATTTCAAACGATATAATCTAGATGTGGCAGAATTTTGTGAGTAAAGTAAGTTACCCGGCGTACTGTGACACGCGCCTTGCGCGACCGTGCCGCCCCCGCCTACAACACAGCCAGCCGGATTTCCCGGAAGGCCATGTTCGAATTCTCCACTAAATGGAGTGTTGCTGTTATATGGTATATGCCCAGCGCCAGTAAATCCCCCGTACCAGTGGGCCTCGTAATTAGCGTAATCAAAGAACACGCGAAAAGGAGTAATGACATCCCATTGGCCAGACAAACGGTTTTTAAAATTGTTATCAAAGTATCGATAAAGGTCACTAGCGCCAGTACCGTAATTAAGAGAATGATCTCTCAATATGCCCGAGTGATAAGCATGATTTTGTAATTCATCTAAATCTAATTTTTCATCATGCCATGGTTGCAAAGGTAAAACTCCATCGACAAAGCCCTGATCTATTGCGCTTTCAATATGTTGGCCGCTAGTAGGACCTCTATCGCCAACAGTTATTTTAACCGCGTACATTCTATTAGGTTGAGTTATGGTCCCTCCGGCGAGGCTAACAGTTGGCGCCGAAGTATAACCTACTCCTACGTTATCTATATCAAAATGATCTAATTTAAATACGCCAGTTGGGACAAGATCAGCATTTCCTCCGCCATAACCACCGCCCCCGCCAAAACTACCTATGGTTGGAGAGCCTATCCCGGGAACTCCAACGCCATCATAAACATGATAACCGTATGGAGGATCATAGTTGACATTACCTATAATCAAGCCGCTTGAATTGAGTCCCCCAACAGAAAAGGCGGTTAAAAGTGCCGTGGCTGCCGCGCCTTGTCCTCCTCCATCTGTAAAGCCTACTGACGGCGCGGTTCTATATGGAACTCCGTGTTCTATAATTTCAACGCCGGTTATCTGAGTTGGAGTAAGATAAGCCACTGCTGTTGCTCCGGCTCCAAATGCGGAGCTTGAAGTTGGTGCGCTATTATTATCTACGCCTGAAATAGTTACTATTGGAGTAGACGTGTAGCCCTCTCCTTCGTAGCCGGTACATGGATATGGAGTGGGTGGACATCCCCCTTGACTATCATCAAAATCTAGAGAAATTCCATGTACAACTCTCTCGGCTGTTAATACTGCTGTGCCAGAGGCTCCTGCCCCCCCATCAACGGAGGTCATAGTCGCGATAGGTATATCATTATAACCAGTACCTCCCTCAACCATTTGAAATCCTGCTAAACCAAATGGCGCAAACAAAGCTTTTGCTTTAGCTCCCTCTCCCTCTTGGCCCATCGCCAGAATAAATCTTATTATAGGATCGGATGAATATCCAGCCCCCGAAGAGGTCATCTTCAAAGAAGCTAGCCTATCCAAAGCCTCGCCTTCTAAAGATAAAAATGCAGGATAATTATCTGGGAATTTATTCGAAAAGAAATCTATATCATCCCAATTTACATTATCGTTTGAGCCCTGTATAACTCCTGCTCCCAATTTATGATAATCATCTGCATTTGTAGCAAAACTTATTTTAGTAACTCTTTTGGGGTCTTCAAATTTATATCCCACAAACCCTCCGCGAGAAAAAGCTATATAATTATTTAAACTTTTATTCCCGTCATAAACCTTATCAATATCGCCTTCTAATAAAGTGCTTGAAAATCTTTTTTCAGTGGCATCATCATTTAGTAAATCTGCTGATGGATAAGTATAAGTGCCCGGGTGGGTTAATTGGTAGACTACGCTGGGCTGCTTATCAACGTCTTCGCCCGTTATTTTAACGGCAAATAATCTCTTCGGGGTAAAGGTAGCTGGATTTACGGTGCCTTCTTCTAGAGGTTGTAGCGTGCCTCTGCTTGAAACTATTCCCGCAGACTCAATTGGACTAAGCTTTTGCTGATTGTAAGTATGTATGCTAAGATTACTAGCGGCCTGAGTGGCTTTATCTACAGATACAGCTACTAACGTGGTATCTAGTCCTATATTGATGGCACCCGTATATAAAGTCTCGGGAATGTTTTGAGTTAATTCGTAAGCATTTGGACCTGCGCCTCCTGCTAAACATTCTGCGCAAGAATCGTATTGATAATATTTTCCTGTAAATGTTGATCCCGCGCCAGTATAGGCGTAATAATATGTATTGTCTACTGCAGCGTTACTGGTGGAAGCAATGGCGCTCCCGTTTATACAAAATACTTGACCATTGGTATACCCAGCCGAACCGCCAGCGGCAGTTGTCTGAAATCTATAAACTTTAGCAGTATCCCATGTGTGAAAATCAGAAGTAAACACTACAGAGGACGACTCACTCTGGCAATCGCTAGCGTCTACCGTATAATTTGCTTGCGTAGTAGAGGGCGGTACTAAAGTCCCTAGTCCAACCGCTGTCTCATCATAATAAATATGTTCATTTGGTTCCAAGCCAAACGCCATGCTATAATTATCACCACCCGCCACCAAGACGGAGTTACTTAATAAGTTAGTAATTTCAAGTTGGTTGTTCTGATTACTTCCCCAAACGAAAACTGTACCATTTTTTGATAAAGCTAAACTATGACTGAATCCGGCATCAATAGAAACTATATAAGCTTTCGAACCATCGAGCTCATTTAGCGTTGGTATAGTAACTTGCCCAAATCCGTTATCGCCCCAAGCACTAATGTCCCCGTTCGCGTTTAAAACTAATGTATGATTTCCTCCACAAGAAATAGCTACCAAATCTGGAGTTCCATTTTTTAGGCTATTGGGCACATTTGTTTGGTTCGCATCGTTTATGCCCCAAGCTACGGCTTTAGATATTGGTCTTGATTCGCTAACGATTTTCCATTCGTTATCTACATATTTCAAAGATTCATAAGTCTTTGTCCCATATCCCACCAATGCGGCGCTATGGTTTTGTCCTGCTGAAATTTCTACGACGTCGTTTAGGTTCATGGGGAAATTTATTTGTCCATCAGTATTTTCTCCCCATCCCACCACAGTTCTATCTGATTTTAAAGCTAAGCTGTGTTCTCCTCCGGCTGCTATTCTTATGGCTTTTAAATTAGTTGGCACGCTTGCTTGTCCTTGTGCATTGCTTCCCCAAGCAATGATATCATTTTCGGTAGTTAAAGCTAAGTTATGAGAATCTCCCGCGTCTATATCAGTAATCGCTCCGCTTGTAGTCAGATTAGCATTAGAAAGAGTAACTTGATTCAATGAGTCGTCGCCCCACGCTACAACTGTTCCACTCTTCGTTAGCGCTAGTGCGTGATTTTGTCCAGCCTTTAAAGAAATGTAGTTGTCAGTTGTCGAAGGAAGGCTATTTTGAACCAGAACGTCAGTGCCCCAAAAAGAAGTCTTTCTTGTTATAGGCTCCCCCTCCGTAGTGGACATAAAAATTAGGGAAGGGAACGGTATCCTGCTTCCCGTAGGAGTATAGCTAGGCAATTTACCAGCTAGATCTCTAACACTGTTGTAAACTCCACTATAATCAATTGAAGGATCATGAGCGTAAGCACTAGCGGTTAATTGGCTATCTGCATGATCATATTTTTCAGCCATGGTATTTACCGTGACGCTAGGAGACAAGAAATTAACCACGAACGGTCCTGTATATCTTGTTGAAACGGTATTAGCTCCTCCAGAAGGAACAGTGCCATCTAATGTATAATATCCTGTCGCCGTATTTTCTATATTTAATGTTACTAACTGATTGTTAGGGACTTGTCCAGCAGGTGGAGAAATTACGACGTCTTGGGTAGGTTTTATATCATATTCTAAATCAACTATATCCGAAGGGGCATAGTCATTTCTATACCCATAAATTTTTACATTTAAATATCCCGGTGCCCCTGTTAAAACTAAAGATGTCTGATTATTTACTAAAGTTGTAGATGCGGGCGTTGGAGCGGAACCATCTATCGTATATTTATACGTAACTGAAGATTGAGGATTAGTAAGAGTTAAATCGAAATGTCCGGGCACCGAACCTTCGCCCGGAGAAAAGGTCGGGGTAAGAACTTTATTAAATTCATTTACATCTTTATCTACTGGGCCCGTTAGTCTACGAGAGACAGATTTACCCATAGCAACATCCGATTTCTTGGTCTTTTTATTTACCGGCCCTGTTACCCTAGTCTTACCTGATCTACCTGTCTTTGCATTTCTACTCATAAACTGACTATTGTAATTTTAGTTAATGAGAAATACGATTTACATAGCCATAAATAATAATTTTATCAGCTAGATCGGCATATGCATTCACATTCAATCCAAATTGGACAGGCAGGCCGGGGCACACTAAATACAAGCCAGATCTTTGATCGATAGACATTGTAATTTTAGTGGGAGATGTATTACCGAATTCTACGGTTAGATTTACGGGTTGAACATCTGTGTGGTCATTGTAGGCCCACAACCATAACTCATCAAAATCTGTTGTGCCCGATATAGCTGTGTGAACTAAATTCGGGCTAGCAGAAGAAGTGCTAGTTATTTTTATTCCTTTTCCATAGGTTGATCCTATTAATTTATGCTTTGTATATGCAGCCATTTTTTTTCCTTTTAACTAAATAATTGAACGTATATTACATCGGCAACTCCTTGTGCTCCTGTATATCCCGTAGCTCCTCGCGCGCCCGTTGGCCCTACTACAGTAGAGGCCGCTCCTGTGGGTCCCATATCCCCCGTTACTCCCAAAAGTCCTTGCGGACCAGTAACACCTTGGGAGCCTTGTTTTCCGACCGCTCCATCGAGATTAACCTTATGGTCGTTCCAAGAATCATAAGGATAAACCCTAGCCGACTCTTGTACTTCAATTGCCATGACACCCGTCGAAGGATTATAAACAAGGATTGGCCCCTTAAACCAATTAAAAGCGTCATGAGCAACATTTACTCTTTGGCCAATGGTATAGGCTAATCCAGTACCAACTGTAATTTGTTTATTTATTGGGGCACCGGTAGTTCCCGGCAAGGGTATAGGAAATGCGACAGTCGCATTGGCGTCTATCTCTGTCGCGTATAAATCTCCCGGAGTTCCTTGGCCTCCTGTGAGACCGACGGGTCCCGTGGGCCCTTCTTTTCCAATCGCTCCATCGAGATTAACATCCCAGCTATTGTAAGAGCTCCCTTGATTGGTTCCTCCATCAGTTCCGTCTACGCGTCGTGATAAACATTTAATTGTTAAATCTTGATTACTGTTTGCTATTGTCGTAATTTCTCCAATAAACAAATTATCGATATCAGCTTCAACTAATACTTTTTGACCGATAGTATACGCTAAATCTGCTTCTACTAAAGATATGGATACAGGACTATTTACTTGAGGAATATATGTCGCAGTAGTAGATGTTCCTTTGTATTTATCTCCCGGGGCTCCTGTCGGTCCGATTACACTTGAGGCCGCTCCTGTCGCTCCTGCTGGACCAGTCGTTCCTATTACTCCTCCCGTGCCAGTCGGACCAGCATCACCAGTTAGGCCTATGGGTCCAGTCGGCCCTTCTTTTGCTTGTGCGCCATCAACAGTAATATCCCAATCAGCACCTGTTGCTCCAGTTACGCCGTCAATATCAGCGGATAAACCCGCTTTTATGTGAAGATTTCCTGATGAGTATTCTTCAATGGTTCCTCTAATAAAATTAACTGTATTTAGGGTAGAAGTATTCGTGTTTGATATAATTACTTTTTGACTTCTGGCCCATGCAAATCCTGTCCCAATATTTATTGACGGCATCACGGCGTTGGGCACAGGCACGGTAATAACTTGTGTCGATGCAGTTGTCCACCTATCTCCAGTTACGCCAATTACGCCTTGTGGGCCCGTTGGTCCTTCTACGGTAGATAGTGGTCCAGTCGGCCCGGGAATACCCGTGAGTCCCAATGGCCCAATAGGACCGGTAGGTCCCGTGCCTTGTGGGCCTACTGGTCCTGCTCCCCCTGTTGATCCTGTTGCTCCAGTGGGCCCTGCTCCGGGACCAGTTGGTCCTATTGCCCCTGTTGCTCCTGTTGGGCCTATATATCCTTGTTTTACGAAATGTGCCATAATTTTATCCTAATCCATCTAATTTTGTATAAGTTGTTACTGCATTTATAATAGTGTTGCTATGAACTGCTCCTGCCGACTTGGCTACAATTTTTTCTTCATTACCTAAAATAATACGTTGATGCATATTATACGTTTCCTCGGGTGGAATAAATAGATTCTTAAGTAAAAGATTGTGTCCGTCAGCCGTATCTCCACTAGTTACGGCATGCAGATCGACGAATTCTCCAGAAGCGGGGTGAGCATTACAAAAAGTTATACCCATAACGATGTACTTCACTCCCAGCGCTTGTACTAGCGTTGTGTAGTCTCCTGTTCCTATATATGTTCCTGTTACCATGTTTCTCTCCTTTTATTCTGATGAAAAAGCCATTGTTAATTCTAATAATTTTCCGGTATTAATTACACGCGTTGGCCCTGTGGGGCCCGTTATACCTGCTTCTCCTGTAGATCCAGTTGCCCCTGTAGCCCCCCAAGGAGGACCTGTGGCTCCACGATCTCCCGTGGTCCCAGTCGGACCTTGAGGACCTGCGACATCAGATACCCTAAGATAACCAGAGAATATCGGGAAGGAGCTACAAACATATTGCAAATTGGTATCGGCTGAAAATGGTACTTTAAATGTTATAGTAGCGGATCCATTATTTACTACTCCATCGCCAGCCTGCAGATTGTTACCACTTAAATCTTTTATGAACATCGGATGTGTTATAGCAACTGTCGGATCAATAAAATCAAAAATATAGGTCATGCCTTTGACTACTGTCAAGTCTGCATTTGCACCCACGAAACCCTCGAATGTATATCCTATAGCGTTATCAATACCTACAGCAAAAGTTATACCTCCAATATCCCCTTTCTCTCCAGTCGGCCCTTCGGTTCCTTGTCTGCCTTGGGCTTTCGCTAAATTTACTGTCCAATACGAAAATTGTCCTGATCCGTTAGAGAATACTGATGTCGCGAGCATAACGCCAGTAAATCTATCATAAGAATCTACGATGGCTGTGAAATTTCTTGAACTATCAAAAGCTATAATTATTTCTTGTCCCGCAGAAAAAGCTAGGTATTCTTCTATATCTAATGTAACTTGAGTAGGATTATAAGGAATTGTGAGAGAGTTATAAGCAGTCGTTCTATATCTGTCTCCGGGGTCTCCCTCGCCCCCTGTAAAACCAGTGGGACCGATTTCCCCTTGCGGGCCCGCTTGCCCCTCAATGCCTTGGGCTCCTTGATCTCCAGTCGGCCCCGGTACTTCTGGACCTGTATGGCCAGTGATGCCTGTGGGGCCAGTTACTCCCTGTGGACCCGTTGGTCCTCCGAATTGTCCTGCTGGCCCGGTTGGGCCAATCTGACCACCGGCTCCAGTAGGCCCTGCTCCGGGACCTACAGGGCCAATTACCCCTTGGTCCCCTTGTGAACCTGTGGGCCCTATTTCGCCAGTCGCTCCAACGACTCCAACTGATCCTTGAGCACCGGTAGAACCGGTCTCTCCTTGCAGGCCCATAATGCCCGTAACGCCAGTCGGTCCCTGTGGCGCTGTATCTAAAACAAAATTAGTTAGCTCATCTTGATCTAACTGTTTTATTCTAATTAAATTTTGAGACATTCCTTACTCCTAAAAACGGCACTTGTTATCGATTATTACACTAATTATCAAAGCATCCTTGGCGTAAATGTTAGATTTCCATCGTCCTTTATGGAATTGACGTCGAAGTAACATTTTAAAGCCCAGTTGGCTAGCATAAGCGTCGTATAGTTATCTTTACGTGCTCTATTTGCGCTTGAGGAACGTCTTAAGTGCAAAGGAAGGTCAAAGGTCTGCGTGCCTCTTGCGGTCGTTGCAACCTCAACTAGAGCGCATTGTTTCTTGGTGTGATAAATTAGGTGATCTTGTTCTTCTATTAAATCTAAGGGAGTTTCTTGACCCGTACGATTTAATGGTATTTTTTGGACGACTGTTTTATCAAATGCTGCCCCATTAGCCGCGCATCTAGACGCAAACCAAATTCTCTTATGGTCTATGCAGGCTTGTAAGTGCTCGTTCGCCTTTCTTATAAAATCGGAAGTAAAAGTTTGTTTAAATACTATCGCTCCCTTTTCTTTCTTATAATATCTTTTAAATCTCCTAATTTCTTTATCATAATCATCCCCTTCCTTCTCGCTGCTAAAATCTATAAATTTTAAATTAATTCTATCATTTAAAAACCACTTGCTCTCATTGCAGCTATCTATGAACTGAAAGCCTGCGTTATCAATAATAATCATTTCAAAATTAAAAACGCTCATTACGTAATGCATATACATCATGTGGTCTTTCAAATTCCCGCCAGCGACAGCATAAGAATGGACAAGGGTGCCCGTTTTACTTTCTTCATCTATTTCTAAAATTGACATTGCAAAATAGTCTGAAGTTGGGCTGTTTGAAAAACTCGGGTCAATAGATAAAATATATTTCTCTCCTCTTTTACCCCTTATCAGAGTAGTCGGATCTTCTCCATCCGGAATGGTGCACTCGTGCATCTTCTTCGCGCTAAAATAAGAATCAGAACCATCTGTAAATTGCGCACAATATTCTCGCTGGAAACTAGAATGACTCTGCCCCCCGCTTTGAGCTTCGTCTATAATAGTGGTGTCAATCATGTGCTTCGGCAATGCTTCGTAGCCTAATTGTGATATGAAATATGACGCCTCTTCTTCGTTGTCATTATATATTTTTTCTTTCCAATCGCAATATGTTCTATACAAATTTTCAAATGTATAGCTGGCGGAAGAAAGGCAAATCATCTTTGTGTTATTTTCAAAGACCATTCTGTCTCGCTCCTTCATGCTCCCCTCGGCAATCAATTTGTCTTCTATTTCTCTTATTTCTATACGCTCTTTCATGTCCTGCGGTGCTACCAAAAATGGCATCAAAACAGTTTTAATAGTATCTTCTGGTAAAAGCATAAACTCATCAAGTAACAAAACATTAGCGCGAAAACCACGAATCTTCTCTCCACTTAAGGGTATTGCTGTTATTGTTCCTCCGTTAATTTGCCACTCATATTGATCATTGCGTTTTGATTTAGCTCCAAAACATTGTAATAGAAGCTCTGCTCCTTTGGATTCTACAATTTTTTCTAAATTATTGAATATGAAACGAGCAGTACGAAAAGTTGGTCCTGCCAACATGATTTTGGCCCCGGGATTAAAGACGCAATATAGAAAACAAAAGATGCTCGCAATAAATGTTTTACCACAACCCCGTCCCCATACGCACATGGAGAAATTTCTTTCCATCATTCCTCTCAAGGTAATTTCTTGGAAAGGCGCTAATTTTATACCAGAAATTAATTCCGTGGTAAAGCCTAAGTTATAATGGAGAAATCGAGCAAGTGATATTTTAGCTTCTTTAGTATTTAGTTCGCCTTCGAGCTTCAGAAATTCTTTATTTAAATCGAGGCCTTTTCCTTCGTATTTTTTGGGAGCGTACCACATTACAATATCTTAGCGTCATATGCAAGTTGTAGATCTATTTTTTGATGGAAACATTTACATGAGAATATTCTTTGAACAACTCTAGAAGCTTCTTTTCTACCATTTACGAATAAGAACTGGATAGTCGGATATTTTTGAATAAGACTTCTTACATTATGAAATATAAATTCTGGAGTTGCTTTTATTTTTTTTGATACATGAGGAAGATAAGGGAACGATTTACAATTATCTAAACTATCTTCTATCAGTATAATTAAATACGCGTCATTCTCCATCGACCTCACGATTTCCTTCTCGAAACGTTCAAGGCCCCCGCTTAGGGTTCCTACGAAGTCTCCTATAGATTTTCTTTCAATATAGGTATTACAAGAATTTTGTTCATGGCTAAACGCGTAGTCTCCGAAATTTAAGGTCTTAACCTCTATGGGCAAATCAAACTTTAGTGGTTTTTGTTCTCTGGTGTCTACGAATATTTTTCTCTCCTCTTTGTGAAAATCGTTTGTATATATTCGTTTAGGAAAGATCGTGTACTTATTTTTAAGCCCTAGTTCTTTTTCACAAAATCTATAATAATTTCCAAATAATTTATGAAGATAAGTTATTGGGGGAAACATCAAACTCCTAAGTTCCACCTCAGTGGGAGAATACTTTATGTCCTTTTCTTTTATTCTATCTGCTAATTTATTCCTGCAATAATCTTTAGCTATATTCTCTGGCTGCTTTGTCAACCAAAGCTTTAAATTACGCCTAGAATTGAAATCTGTTTCAAAATAATACCGCTTAGACTTAAACTTAATTATCTTGTCGTCATACCCGTCAAAACGCGGATAGTATTTCTGGTAATACGCTGCCATTCTCAGTTTGTGAGCTTTAAGGTGCTTGTGTAAAGACCCTTCTGACTCAAATTCTTTTGAACACGCTTTACATTTTATTAATTCGCTCATATCTCTTCTTCGGTTAGACCCATAATTCTAGCTTTGAATTCGTCCATATTTTTTAGGTTCGATTGCTCTTTTAACAATGACTTTTTACGCATTTGAGCGAGTTTAATCATTTTCTTTCTAGATTCTTCGTCTTTCCACATCTCTACTAAATTCAAGATGCTGGCGTGGTTTTGTATTTGTTTTCTAAGCTTATCGCTACGTTTTTCTTTTAGATCACTTAATAATTTTTGTTGTCTATTTACTGACTGATTGTATTCTGTTTGGGCCGTATTAATCGCGTCTACCAATGCCATAGAAATTCTTCGACCTTCTGTATCTGCCGCCACGTCATCTAATAAACCCGATAAATGTGCAACTCGCTGTTGGATATTCGAAGCGATGACAACCTCTGCGGCAAGGACTATGAATTGATCGACCTCTTCCTGAGTTAGATCTGCCTTGTTATACGTATACCTAATGAAACTACTTTCAAATAATTCTTGATCCGTTACGGAGGTGTATCTATTCATTTGATGACCGAATCTATAGGTGTTAACGTACCCTATCAAAGCCGTCACCCCTCGTCTTTGTTGATTTGTTATCTTTTCTTTATCTATGCCCTCATAAACATATTTATTAATTTTATTTAACATAGAATATTCGGTTCTCGCTGGTTTAAATTTTTCCACCCTTGACTCCTCTTCAGAAGAATGGATAAGAACTCCTTCTAACGTATCTACATAATTATTAACCGTCCTAGTCTCTTGATGTAGATTACTAAGTTCTTCATTTTTAAAAACTACCCTAGCCATCTCTACCGAGTTCATCATAGAAACATTATTTACTATAAATTCTTTTTGGTCTTCGTCTAGCATTATTTTCTCCTTAGGCTTATACTCATGAGACGCTCGAGCCTTTAAGTCGTTTGTCGCTAAAAACTCTTTAACCATTCTACCCTCTTTGCTTCTCCCGTCTACCTTTTTGTCCGGAAAAGCAACGTTTATTAATTTTAATAGAGAAGGAGGATCCTCTGGATTTTTATTCCATGCATCCAAAATATTCTCACGTTGTTCTTTTGATAATTTCATATAATCAATAAAGGTCTATCTCTCCATCCGCTAGCATTTTTTTGACTTTCACAAGTATATTTTTCTTAATGTTCTTTATGTGCTTGTATCCCGGGCCCCTATTCTTCTCAGAGGTAGAGTAACCCAAAGTCTTGGCTAGCTCTTTTTCGTCCTTGCCCTCTATATATAAAAATTTGTATACTTGCCACTCTAAAGGTTTTAAAATTAATTCCATTCTTTCATGCATATGTTCGGCAGTCTTCTCTATATCTATAGAATCCTCAAATTTACTTGAAACCTCCTTAGTGTGGTTCTCTAGGGGTAAAGCTAACTTAGTATCATGAGCACGTTTCTTAAATTTCTCCCAATGAGCATAAAGAGGACACTCCGCGCATTGTTTTGTATATATAGTACATAGATCTTCTCCTTCGGCAGCGGCACATCTTAGACATGGTCTAGCGAAATTTCCATAATGATTCCTGATTAAATTTTTCAATTGATTGGAGATTATACGATTAATCCATGGGAGGATAGACTTGGAAGAATCGTATAAAGTCCATTTCTTATAAATATGTATACGAATAATCTGAGAAACATCATCGAAATCCATCCACGCTAACGCGGTTAGATTCCACTTGTTCCTTCGCTTCGCTATTTCAGTGTCTATAACGTCGCTATAGTCTTCGTATGTCGGAGGTTTCTTCTTAGTCATCGTTGGGCCCCTTGCGCCTCAATGTGCCAGCTTCTTTTCGAAAACTTTCTAAAAATTCTTCGCTGCTCATCTCAGGATCAGGGAGCCTTGGCTCGTCTGGATTTATCATGCTCTGAGAACCCGCTAAGTCGCCAATGGTAACCGTGTTAGATTTTTCTCTAGTTGTGTCTATATCTACCTCTAACTTAGAGATGTTGCTCCCGTCGTAATGGGAGTCTTCCTCTAAATCCAAAAAGGCTCTGGTATCTTTGGGGAGAATTGGTTTCTCGATCGATGCGTCTAAATGATAATTCGCAGTTCCGAATGATTCCGCACAATGAGAGCAAAACTTTGGTTTCCCACCGTGCAAAGAGTATTCTGTCGGTTGACCGCATTTCTGGCAATAAATTCTCATACACTTAATTATACCCCCATTTTAACGAAATAAAAAAATAAAATGCTTGAGATACAAAGTGCCCCAGTGTAAAATAGATAGACAGATCGAGTCCCGGAGGCCAAAGCCAGACGGGTTACGAAAGATTTAAATAAAGTCAAATAGTGGCAAAAGATGGGCCAATCTGTTTTAGAACAACACATGACAACTTTTAAAAATGGAGAGAAAACGAAATAAAAGGAGATTTACCTTCAAGAATATGGAGGGAGTAGAATATGAAATTCTTTTTAAAAAACCTAATTCTCACCATTACGGAGATGCTGATGGTACTTGTCAACCTCCTGACCAGAAGAACCCTAAAATAAATATAAACCCTTATCTTACTAAACAATCAGAATTAAACACAGCTATACATGAAGTTGCTCACGCATATTTTTGGGACGCACCAGAGCACACCATTAAAGCATTTGGAAATACATTAAGCCGATTTTTATACAACTACTGTAAATGGCGCAAACTACAAAGAAGAAATTACAAAAAAGGTAGCGCGCATAAATCAGACCTGTTAGAAAACGTAAAGGAGAACAAACATGGAGCAAAAGCTAAAAAGCCAAATAGAAGAGTTAGAAAGAAAAATTAAAGACATAGGGACTAGGTCCCTAGAATTAATTAATCATCATCGTACTAAATATGGCAAAGATACAGAATGGGACATGGCGATAAATATTAATAACAAAGCTCATAAAGTACATGATGAATTTGAAGAACTAAAGCGTCGTCTTTAAATCTAATGCGGGTGTCGTATAATGGTATTATTCCAGCCTTCCAAGCTGATAACGCGAGTTCGATTCTCGCCACCCGCTCCAACATCTACTTACGATGACATTTGCATTTGCATTTGTCTAGATTACATAAGCCGACTTTGCAACACCAATGTACAAATCGCGCCCAATTGCGGCTTAAATAATTTTTAATTTTTTTCCCAAGTAATCCGTGATTTGGATCTTTCTTCGAAAACTTACCATGTCTTGAACTCCACATACCCATAATTGATCTCCTTTTATTGTCCGTTCCCTATTAGCCTAGCATGCCAATGCATATGATCTAATATACTTCTTTCTTGTTGATCTATGTAGAAATCATTATCTCCATAGAACTCTAAAGCAACCCTTATTAATTGTTTTTCCATTCTACCTCTTAATTGTTGTGGGCCGCCGGATTCAGGGTCTATATGCGCGAATGGTACAGCCATAGGCACGTGACAACTCATGCAACTAATTATAATGAAGTCTTCGTCCCTGTAGAACTCTTTGTCTATAATCTTAAGCTCGCAAAGTTCGCACATCGCTACTTTTTACACATACTTTACCATTGCAAGTCTAATGTTTGATCTTCACTAAAGTTTGTAAATCTTTTTCTATTAAAGAACACGTGAGTACCTCGATTTTCGCATGCATTTGACATTGCAGAAGAAACCCTAACAACACCATAATCATAAAAGTCGAATATATTTATCCAAAATTTTTCTGGTTGTTCATTGCTATGGTGATAATGAGCACCCGGCCCCGGTCCTTCAAATGAGAACCATACTAAGTCTGAATGATCAATGATAGTCTTTACTAATTGAGAGCTAAATGGAGTTTCGATATGTTCTGCTACCTCAGTACAACATACAATATCAAATTTCTCTTCTAAATGTAGATCTTTTCGTAAATCATGCCGAATAATCACTTCTTTAGGTATTCCCCGCTTTAACATCGCTTCGTATCCGCATCGTGTACCCTCAATAGCTGTAATACTTATATTAGAATCTAGAAATTCTTTTGTAAACCACCCTCCTCCTGCCCCAACTTCTAAAACGCTCTTTAATTGGGGATTATAATTAATAGTTTTCCGCATTATTGACTCATATACGGCTTTTACTATAGAAACATAGTTATTTATGGTCGAAGAAGAAACATGATCGTTTCCAAAGTAATCAGCATTATACAAACTATCTAAATCAAACAAGTCGAAGCTATCTGGATGGCTACTATCAAACCACCATTTCTGATTATCTCCTATATGTCCATCTATTTCGTCTGACTCGAGTTGACGCTGCGGCATATAGGTAGCGTCATAGATCTTAATACTTTTCATTTCTTCTTTTTCTTTAGCCACGGTGGAAGGTTTTTTCCGCCTTCCTTCTCTTCCCCCTTCTTGTCTCCCTTCTTGTCTCCACCCTTCTTGTCGTCGCCTTTTTTGTCGCCGCCTTTTTTGTCGCCGCCTTTTTTCTTAAACGGATTCTCTTTCTTGTGCTTTTTCGCCTCACTCTCTTCGACGGGAACACAAGTTTTACCGTCTTCACTTACCTCGTAGCCCTCGTTACATTTCGGAGGGTAGCCAGCTTTTTTGTTGGCTTCTAGTTTCTTAATTTGCTCTGTGAAATCTACAACGATTTCTTTCTTTATGTTTGAATCACTCATATTTTATAGTTCCTCTATTCTTTTAGCTTTGTCGTCTATAACCATATCGTAAGGTGGTTTTATATATTTACCTTTTGTCCCTGTAGATAGGTCATGAAACTTACATCCCCATGATTCTAATTGTTTCCAAGTAAAATCATAATAACACTTTCCTAATTTCTTAGATTTTTCAGAACCGCCCCTAGCAGTCCAATAAATTATATGCCAACCCTTATTAAATAATTTATTTATTTTTTCTATGTTCTCCATATTGGGTTCGGCAAGATTATATGTTCTCTTGTCGGAATAAAAACAGATTGTTTCATCAATATCAACCAATGCTACTTTTTTGTCATCGGCTTCAAATTGTTTTGATTCATGAAATTCCATTTGAAGATAATCCATATATCTTTCGTATTGAGACGCTTCTGGGTGTTGCATTATTTTTTCTTCTTTTTCTTTTTCTTTTTCGTTATGCTATGTTCTGGCATCATGGCCCTTATCTCATCAACGAGACCAATTTCTAAACATTCGTCTGCATCTATCCACCAGTCCTTGCGGTCCCAGTTTCTTTTAATCTTTTGCTTGCTTAAGTGAGAACGAGAGACAAAGATGTCAACACAGCGTTCTTCAATTCTTTTAACGAGTTTAACTTCATCTTCTACTTCGTAGGTCTTACCAATTGCTCCAAAAGCTGCTCTATGAATCATCATCCACGCTTGATGTCCAATCCATCGGTGAGTTCCAGCTTGCAATAAAATTCCTGCCATGGACGCGGCCATACCAAGAGAACCGGTCGTGACTTTATGGGTTCTTCTGAGATCCTGAATAAAATCAAATAGCTCAAAGCCGTCAATAATGCTGCCCCCGGGAGAAGAGAAAACAAGTTCTATATCACATTCTGGACTCATCCTATGCCATTGCGTAAGCTTACTCATACAGGCCTGAACAGAGTTATGGTTTACATCCTTAGAGAATCTATAAAGAAAATTCTCTTCGTCATTAGCCATTTCTCTTTGCCTAGATCTAAAAGCTTTATCATATTCTAGCGCAGCCACCCCTGCTTCGCTTTCTATCTTTTTCGTCTCAGCTTCTATTTTTGCTGCTTCTGCTAGGGATTTATTAGTTTCTGCTTTCTTTGAAGCAATTTCAGCGGCGATTTCTGCTTTTGTTTTTTTTTCTTCGCTCATAAGATAATTTACACTCCTTCTTTATTTTACCTCGTTCAATCGTTTTATTAAAAACTTTATCAATTCCGACCGCATAATGTCATCTTCATCAAACTTAAAGGTATATATGCCTTTATCCCTACTTTTTTGGTCGTCGAAGATAGAGACCATGTTTTCGAATGACCCCTGTTTGCTTTCTGTTCTTAAGTCGGTTTGCATTGGGTCAGCCAATACAAAAGCTTTTGTTCCTTTACTCATTCTAGTTAGGACAGTTACAATTTCTTTTTCTGTACAATTTTGAGCTTCATCAAGAATTATACATTTTGCTATCCAATTCATGCCGCGTGCGAAGTTAACAGGGAACATGCTTACTCTCCCTTGCTCGTCTAATTTTTCCGGCCTTGTGTTTATCAATAGCTCATCTAATTTATCAAGAAATGGCATATTATAAAATTTTAATTTGTCCTCAGCAGAACCGGGCAAGAATCCTAAGCTTCTATCTGAAGACTCTACAGCAGATCTAAGATACATGATATCTGAGACGGCTTTCATATTAAGTAATTGTAGCCCGCAATACGTAGCCAAAAGAGTTTTACTTGTTCCCGCAGGACCGCTCACAAACATTATTCTCGTATCAGGATGTAGTGCTATCCTAAAAAATTCTTTTTGTTTATCTGTCCATTTAAAATTTTTAAGTTTAATTAAACTTTTAATCGGATTTGGATTTTCCCATTTCGGAGCAAGAGCTTCTTCTATCTCTTGGCGTTTTTCTTCTAGTTGTAATTTCTTTTTTGATTTTTTAGGCATATTTATTCTAGTCCTGTATATTTTCTTATTATGTTATTTTCTTTATCGATTATGTGAGTTGTTATTCTCCTGTCTAGCACGAATCCCTCTTGGTAAAGATAGTTTAAGATATAGGATACGAGGTTGAGGGTTATTTTATGGTCGACATCTTTAATCTCTATTAAATCATATTTCCAACGGCCCATCTTATCCGTATGGACGATCACTGGATAGCCTTCTAAGAGAAGTTCCATATACAATATATTACACCGCATATGAAAAGGGGTATATGAAAAACAGGTATTTTAAAAAGTCTCGGGCAGATATAAATTACCCCCCCACGGTCACACGCGCGCTATTCATCGTCATATTCTTTCAAAAAAGGGGGGGGGTATTCCCCCCGTCCTATTCGCTCCGATAGTTATTCGGGTTCAAATTTTCATCTCAATATTCTTGAACCATCGAGCCGATTACGAAAACAGTTATAAATGTGACGATTAACATGATTTCTAGCTTTTACCTTTCTGATTTCTGATTTTCTTCATTTTGCAAGTCATATGCCTCTTCGGACTCATTATCCGAGGGAACTTCGACGCCTTCGCACACTCTTTCGAGTAAACGACGCGTCATAATCTCATTTTTATCGAATTCTTCATTCATATCTCATTTTTATCGAATTCTTTATTCATAGTCATAGTATAACACATCAGGTGAGACATTTACAGTCCTATCGTTAAAATATCTATCGCCTCGATGAGTTGAAAGCCATAATCAAGAATGATGGCGATGAACATGAGCGTGACCGCGAACTTTATCATCGGCATGAATACTTCGTCGAGGAACATTTTGTTGAATTCAGAGTTTAGGTCTTTTATCGTTTTCATTACTATAATATACCACATAAAAGTCACTTTGTCAAGAGACAATGTGTCACACCTCAGGGCCTCAGGGCCCGGGGCCTGAGATCGGCTTCGCGTTCGACGCGCGTGTGAGTGTTACGCGCTATTACGAGCCCTCATTTGAGGGATCTAGCTCTGAAACACAGACAGACCGATCCAAAAAACAAAGAAGAAGGTTAAGAGTAACATTATACTATAATATACCACACAAATCAGTGTTTGTCAAGCGATTCTTTCAGAAAAATATTAAGATCTCGAGCCCCCGGCCCCGAGTAGCTGTCGAGTGCGTGTGTGTGTTGCGCGCTATTGCGCACTCTCACTTGAGGGGTCCACTATTCACCCAAGAGGGGGTGGGGGTGGCTACATACTATTACGCACTCTCACTTGAGGGGTTCACCATGCCCCCCGGGGGGGCGGGGGGGGCTACATACTATTACGCGCGTACACTTGAGGGATCTGCTATTACACCCCCCCCCACGGGGGGGCTACATGCGCTGGAGCATTAGCCACGCGTAGCACACTATAATGAGAATGAGTATCAGCATCAGTCTAATTCAGGGGTAAGCTGAACACGTTCACCACACACGCGTCTACCCACATTACGCGCTTGGCCGGATACCAATCATTTGTAGCGCAGTTCGCAGCCTGCGTGCTAGTCATATGGAAGTAGGTGGCAGTGCTGCCATCGTCAAAGGTAATAGTCCAATCGTTAATCATACTATAATATAACCCATAAATGACCATTTGTCAAGAGACAATGTGGCACACGCTCAGCACCCGGGGCCTGAGCCATAGGCGGGCCCCACGGGCCCGCTTTGTTATTACAGGTTCTATTGGGGGGATCTCGTTTTACATTTGGTTGACGCTGGCCCCAATGTACAGCACCACGATGAGGGTAACAACCAACATCACAGGCTCAACAACATCGCCAACACGAAGATTGCCACGGGCGTAACCATCACAGCAGCAACGATTATGCCAACCAGTTCCAACATCTCTCTCTCATCTCTTGTTAGTTTCATATTCTTAAATTGTAATGCCACTTACAAACGTCTCTCGCGTTCTTATGTTTCCTCACCGTTTGCAGAGGTGGCGTCCGTGAGCAGTAGAGTCTTTCTCCAGCCGATTTGCAGTGTGGTCTGCGTGGCTAATACCCTCACGAACTACTATAATATACCACACATTTGGCCCCTTGTCAAGAGACAATGTGGCACACGCTCAGGCCCCGGGCCCTGAGCCTTAGGCGGGGGCCTACGGCCCCGACCTACTATTACGCGCCCCTATTAGAGGGATCTCGTTTTACATGCGCTGGAGCATCATCCACGCGTAGCACACTATAATGAGAATGAGTATCA